TAAAAAGCATAAAATGATATTAGAAGGTGGTGATGATAGTTTACCAACCAGAGCAATATCTTTAATGTGGAATCAACGTTCAGTAGATACATTCTTAGGTTTACCATTCAATATTGCATCATATGGTTTACTACTTGAGATTATCGCAAAGTCAGTTAATATGGTTCCAGATGAATTAATTGGTAACTTAGGTGATACCCATTTATACTCAAATCATATTGAACAGGCAAAAGAACAGATTGGTAGAGGATTAGATAGAATTGAGAGGATAAACTATGGAGTCGATATTTTAGGTTATGAATCATTATTAGATTACGGTCATTCACAAAATGAAGATGAATTAATAACAAAGTTATGTGATGAATGGGGTGTACCAACCCGAACAAGAGAACCATATCCATTACCAACATTAGTATTCAATAAAACTGATAAATTCTTTGGAGAATTAAGTGATGACTTATCATTATTAGATCATTTAGATATATCAGATTTTGTGGTAGAAAATTATAAATCACACCCAACGATTAAAGCACCATTAAGTAATTAATAAGTTATGAATTTTTTGAAATTTGTGTTATTGTGGGTTAGTCAAAATTTATCTATACCATTTTGGATGGTGGGTCATGTACATTTAACATTAAATATCTATGAAGACATATATGAAATAATGGCATCTATTGGTATGAATATAGTTGTTGCTATAGGTTTTTGGGTTAGTTGGTCAGATTATAAAAAGGAAATTAAAAATAAATAAAATATGAGAACAAGTTATCAGATTAAAAAGATTATGAACATGAATGGGAAAACATTTCATGTTATTTTATTAAACCCTCATTCTGAGGTGTTTGAAACTGATTATATCGAAGAAGTTACAAAACTATGTGAATTATTAAATACCAACTCCGATAGTGGATGGAGGTATGAAATTATTACGATAAATAATAAATAGAAACGGGCGTTTCAGTAATAACAAATAAATAAATAAAAAATTAAAGATTATGGAAACAATTTCATTCGCTTTAGGTGTTGCATCTGTATTAATTGTGCTATTAAGTGCAGTTACTATATGGAATATGCTTAAGGTTAAAAAATTAACTAAAGAAAAAGAAAATCTACATAATTTAATTAATATTGTGGAACAAAACTTATATAAAAAAATAGATGATGTTGAACGTCATATTCATGAAACTTTTAGAGAAGTACATAGTATGACAGATAGGTATACAACTGATTTATATCGCGCTATAGAAATATCTTCCGATGATGGTAAAAAATATACTGACTCACGCATAGATAAACTGATAGACGCTTACTTTTCCCATTATAAGGAAATAGGGAGTAAATCAAAACAAATAATTAAAGGATAATAAGAATTCGCCCGTTTCTTATTTTTAAGATATTTATCCATATAGAATATATTTATTAATAAAAAAAATATGGATATTAAAAAAATTACTGAACAAGAAGTCAACGACTTAATAAGTAAAGAAAAAATCGACTTATCTTCTTTTGAGGTTAGAAGTACTTTAAATCCTAAAATATTCGATGTAGATCAACATATGCATGAAGAAATACGTAGAAGATTACTTATGATAGCAGATGACTTTTTTGAGACTTTAAAGGTTGAGTGGGTAGACATACAAGATATTATATTAACAGGTAGTTTGGCAAATTATAATTGGTCTAAATTTTCTGATGTAGATTTACACATTTTAATTGATTTTGAGGATGTGGATGAAAATATAGAATTAGTTAAAGAATATTTTACATCTAAAAAAAATTTATGGAATGAAAATCATGATATAACAATTAAAAATTATGACGTAGAACTATACGTTCAAGAAACTAAAGAACCTCACGTATCTAGTGGGGTTTATTCTGTTTTATGGGATGGATGGGTTATAAAACCTGACGCAACCAAAAAAGAAATAGATTCAAAAAAAGTAGAACAAAAAGTAAATTCAATAGTAGATACCATAGAAGAAATTTATTATATGTATAAATCTGGTGAATACGATAAAACTATTAGAATGGTAAAAAATCTAAAAGATAAAATCAAAAAAATGAGACAAACAGGTTTAGATAGAGAAGGTGAATACTCTTATGAAAATATATCATTTAAAGTTTTACGTAGAACAATGTATTTAGATAAATTAAGTGATATAGAAACTAAGGCATATGATAAATCATTAACTTTAGATGAGTCTATTAATAATAATAAATTTAAAATATAATTTTTTTTAATAAAAACGTAATATTTATTTATAAATAATAATATGGGAACAACTTATTTAACAGGTACGTATTCTGTAATCCATACAAACACTACTGCAAATTTTGATAACTATGTATATAGTGCGGTGTATTTTAATACCACTGGTTCTTACACAATAAATGGTGTGTCAGTATCAGGTGTGGCAGGTAGTACATTAGATGGCATTATTAATGGTGCTACAACTACTTTAAATTCAGGGTTTTTACTTTTAGGTAATTTAAAAGCACAAGGTGTTATACCTACAGGATTAATAACTGCGACTGGTGGAACAGAACAATACCAATTTGTAAACATAAAAACAGGTTTACCGACTAACGGATAAAAATTAAATAGAAAATATATGAAAAATTATGTAAATCCTAAAACATTAAAAGGTCAAGATAAATTAAATAGAATGCTAGATCTTATGGGTAAAATGAATACTTTAAACGAAAGTAAATCATTTTCTGAATTAGAACTAATCAAAAGAGGTCCTAATGGTATAGTATATGGTATAATTAGAGAAAATCACGATTACTTCATTAAGACATCAGAAAAAAAATCAGGAAAGTTCTTAGCTGAAGATTTTAATTATATTGGAGGACTTCAAAATAAATTTGATGAAAGATACCACTCTTATTCGGAAGCCTTGAAACGTTTAAATATCAAATTCGATATGTTAAATGAATCTTACGGTATTAAAAATAATACAAACATTTTTGAATCTGATGGTAGAGCAGTTGCTGGAGGTGCAGGATTTGGATTTGTATTAGAGAAAGAAGAAGAGATTATTTCTGATGAAGAAAAAAAAGTATTAAAGGTTGACGCACCTAAACCTAAATCTAGTGAATCACCTGATGCGGGTCAAGCACCTGTAGAGGATGAAGTATCCGATGAACCAGATGTTGATATGGGTGGAGATATTGCAGATATGGATTTTGGTGATGAGGAATCAGATACAGAAGAATCGGATGTGGAAGAAGACGGAGATGACACAACTAAAAAAATACAAAAAATGACTGGTAAAATCGGTCAGATGTTAAGAGATAAAGAAGAAGTTGATCCTGAATTAGAAAAATATGTAATAAATTCTATTATTTCAGCATTACATTTAGATGAAATGGATGAAAGTGATAAAGAAGATATTATTGCAAAAATAGAAGGTGATGAAGAAGAAGGTGATGAAGAACCTGTTGGTGATACTGAAGAACCTGTTGGTGATGATAGTTCGGAAGAACCTGTTGGTGATACTGAAGAACCTGTTGGTGATACTGGTTCAGAAGAACTTTCGGAAGAAGTTTCTAAATCAGAAAAACCATTAGAGATTACACCTGATATGATAGCGATGTTATTAAAAGATGGTAAATGTGAATGTTCTGGACATAAATTAGTATATAAAGAAAAAGGTACTAAAAAAGATACTAATGAAAGTAGAGTATTTAGTAAAAAAAGATTAATGGAATCTTTTTTAATAAATGAAACTAAAAAATCACTTAAAAAAGTTTTAAGAGAAGAAAGAAGTATATGTGAAGATTGTATGGGATTTGGTTGTCCTAGTTGTGCAAATGATTTAGGAAACGATCCATTTATGATGGATGAAGAAAAGTTTACAGACGGTAGAAAAAAAATAGATAGAGCAAAACCTTATGGTAAAATTACACGTGCTGATTTTGAGGCTTTAAGGAGAGATAAAAAAAATGAAGGTAGAAGAGATAGAAGAAGAAGTTTGATAGATGAGGATGAAATGTCTATGATGGACGCAGTACAAACAGGACAAGGTTACTTACCTACAGGTGATTTAGATAGAGATTTTGATGGTATTCCTAATAGACTAGATATGGATAACAATTCGGATGGTAGATTAGATTATTCTAATAATAATGGTAGATACGGTAACAAAAGAGATAACGATGATTTTATAGAATTAGATATTGACTTTTTAAGAAATAATTCTCCAGTTAAACAACCAGGAATCGGTACTCCAGTTACTAAACCACCTAGAGAAAAGAAACCTTGGGAAACTATTAAAAGACCGCAAGTTGATCCTAGACCTAAGGCTAACTCACCAGTTAAAGAACCTGGAATTGATAAACCAATCACTAAACCACCTAGAGAAAAAAACCCTTGGGAAACTATTAAAAGACCAAAAGTTGATCCAAGACCTAAGGCGTTAGATGATGACAATAATAAACCTTCATTTAGAAGGAGAGGAATGTTTAGATAATGAATTTAGTATATATAAATAAAATTGGGCAAAACTGGAAAGGGAACTATATTTATGAGTTCCTTTTTTCAGATACGTTAGAGGATATTGATGGTGATGGTTGGGATTCATACCCTTCATCAGGAAATCCTGAACCACCTGAAAATAAATTTATAAAAAAATCTGGTTCATTGACTACAACACTTAAATTAGATTTGGTTCAAGAATCTGATTCTTTCGCAATGTGGGATGCCGTAGATGGTATAATCGCATTAGGGTGGGAAAATATGGAAGGTTATGACGAATACCCTGAAAAAAGATTATTTTTCACATTTGGTGAAAAAATTAATTCAGTAGAAGACAAACTATATGAAAAAGATTTAGTCATAAAATATGAAAAAGAAATAATAAACATATAAATTATTTGTTATGAAAAATAAAATTAGACTTTACGAATCTGAAATTAAAAGAGCAGTTAGACGTAAATTAATGGAAAGATACATTGATGAAGTAGAACAAATGACAGTTTATGATCAAGACGAATTTAATAGTTCTTTTAATAAATTAGAAAAAGGTTCTTATGGAGTAAAAGATGATCAAGGTAAGATACGTTCTGTAACAGTGAATGAAGATGATGAGGACTTAGATGATTCACGAATGGTAGGTAGAAATAGAAAAGGGATTAAACCTTTTAAAGGTAAAAGAAAATGAAAAAAATAGATATATTAAACGAAGTATTCACTGAAAAACAAAGACGATGGGCTTGTTATCAAATGAATGCACCTAAATCGGAAAGAGAATTATCTAAAACTAAGGCTACTGAAATGTGTAAAGACGTTAAACATTCTAAAAAAAAGGATGAAAATGTTAAACCAAAGATGAAAAAAAAAGATTTAGTTGAGTATATTAATAAAAAAATGATTAATATTGTAAAAGAAAATTCTGGTGAGATTTTTATAGTTACTGAAATACCTGCATTAGAAAAAAAAGAAATATTTAGATTTTTTGAACAATTAAGACAAAGTGGTGTTATCAACATGTTCGGTTCATCCCCAATATTAAATTGGACTAAGGAAGACTTACATAGATGGTTATATGGTATGGGTAAAGATGTTGAATCTTTAGAATCTGAAATAGAAGAATTAGAATATGAAATAGAAGAATTAGAATATGATAATGAAGAAGGTGAAAATGATATTGAGATGTTACAATCTGAATTAAAAAACATTAGACATTTATTAGAAACCATTAACTATTTATTAGAAAATAAAAATAAAATTAGAGATATTTTAATAAGGGCAGCTTTAACTAGATTAGAAAATAGAGGTGATAAAGACCCTGAAATAACAAAAGTTCAAAGAGTTTTTGAACAGTTGTCAAAAGAATGTTTTAAAATGTGGACAACGGCATTATACGGAAATAGATAAAATAAATATATACTATGAGAAGAAGAAACATAATTAGTGAAGTTACTAAAAGAGTACTTTCCGAAAAAGTTAGAATTAGAAGAATAACTGAAGCAATAGAATATGATCCTGAACATCCAGAAAGAATGAATCCTGGGTTAGAAGGTAAACTTAGAAGTGGTGAACATATTTTCGGTAAAAGTAAATCGTTACCTGTTGGATCCGACATTCAAAATTATTCTGAAAAATTAGCTGGACAAAGGTTTAAAGAAATAATCAACAAAGTTAAAAGATATCATGGTGTTAGAAATATTACACCAAATATGATGCAAATGATGTTTCAAATAATGGGTGAAATAAGTCAAATAGAAACTAGACATAAAGAGGCGTTAGAAAGATTAGCAGTCGATATAGTATCAGAAGAATTTGATTTACCTGAACAAATGTTAGAGGCTACTTTAAGTCCTCCAGGATCACCATTAAGTCATAAAGAAGATGATGAAGAAGAAGATGGTGATGACACTGAATCACCCCAACCTAATATTCCTAAACAACCTAAAAGTGCTAAAAGGATGGAAGAATTGGAGTTAGAAGTAGATAAAAGGAGAGTAATAAATGCATTAATGCAGGGGGCAGCTAAAAAAGGACACTATATATTTCATATGGTAGCAGATGAATTAGACGCAATTGATCCAAGATTAATGGGATTATATGGTAAATTAATGTCATTAGCAGATTTCCAATATTGGGTAATTCCTGATACTATGATGACTGGACAAGTTGGTGGTGTAGAGAAGATAGACTGGAGAAAGGCTGAGAAACCTAAAAATAAAGATGAAGAAGAAGATATGGAAGATGCCAACATAGAAGAAGGTGATGAAATACCAGTAGTTGTTGCAAAAGCTTGGATATTCCCTCTTTTAGTTCATGAATTAATTAAAGGAGCTTTAGAGTTGGCAGCAATCAATTGGGCAGATGGTCATTTAGATTTTGATGAACATAAAGAAGTTATCGAAAAGGCTGATACGGATGAAGGTGAAATATGGGGAATGAGATTAGGTCCTGGTATGTGGGAAAAATTCTTAGATTGTATTGGTACAGAGAATTATGATATAAAACAATGGTTATTTAAAGAATTAAGTAAATTACCAGCAAAACAATTTCATGATTTTATGAAAGAAATTTTAAGTGGAAGTCAAAAATGTGGTGAGGTAGTAGATACATTAAAAAAATTACATCAAAAAAGTAGTGGTGATAGTTTATCAGATATGTTTGACGATACAGGTTATGATGATATGGGTGACATATTAGATAACTTAGGTAATGAAACTGAAACTGAAGAATCTGATGAGGACGTTGACTATTCTAAAATGTCTAAAAGAGAAATAGAAACTTTAATTAATCAAGCGTTAGATGCAGGTGATTTTGATTTAGTGGAAAAATTACATAAATATATGTAAAATTTTAATAAAAAAGTTAATCCCATATTAATAATATGGGATTTTTTTTTATCTAATAATATTTATTACTATATGAGAAATATTATAAAAAAAATATTAAGAGAAAGTACTGAAACACCTAAAAGAGTTTTTAGGTATATAGATAGTATTGTAGAACATTTTGAATGGGACATAGATTCAATAATGGAAGATTTGGAACAAAATTTAAATCTGTCAAAGGTTGACGCATATACTTTGTTATTTGAATATTATATCAGTAAGGGTGATGACCCAACAAAAGACATTGATTTTCAGGATATAACTTACTATGTATATACAGAAGATTTACTTAAAATATTAAATAATAGTGGTTGGTTAGATAAATATCTAAAAAATAAAGACTCATTTCCAAGAGATTTTAGAGACATTGAGGAGATTGGTGATGGTGAAAGATTTATTCTTAAACTTGATGATTGGGAGGAGTTTAAATGTTTATTTGATGATGATAATTTGGCGCAAAGAGTTTTAAATTCTGATTGGGCAGAACTATATGGTTGGTTTGATGTTGATTTCTCAGATGATATTGTAGATATATTAAATAAAGACACAATAAAACATATTCAAGAATATGTAAAAGAAAAAGGTTTAATAGGTAAGGAACTAGAAAATAGTGATGGTGAGGTGTTAACAGAAGAAATGGTTAATGATGAGGGTATTTTACTAGAACTGATAGGTGAAGATGAATTATTTTATGATTTAAAAGATCTTTTAGAAGATGCATATAGAGTCTCATACGATTCTGCTGCCGAAGATGAAATTTTTAAAATATTAGAAGGTCATATAACTTCTTTTTTTGGTAACAAACCTGAATGGGTAGATGGAAACAAATTACATATAGATGTTACTACAATTTTTTACGACTTTTTAGTTAGGTATTTAACCAATAAGGGTGAAATGCCTAGTTTTTCACAAAGTTACTTCTTGGATGTAATTTGTGAAACTTTAGAAGAAGAAGACGGAAAATTAATTACGCCCGATATGGGTTACTTTTATCCTGATAGTGATTTAGTTGCAGAACATTTAAGTGACTACATAAAATCTAATATATGAAAATAATTATAACCGAAAATCAATATAAAAGATTATTATCTGAAGAATAAATAGGGACAGGTAACAATGTTACATACACATTTGGTCCAAACTACGATGAATGGGAAAATGGTAATCTGATTGCTTTTTAATCTATAACCATATTTATAAATAAAATGTTATGGAAAGAGCGGAACAATTAAAAGTATATGCTCGTAGTTTAGGTGACCCAATTTATGCAATAGAAACTTTTTTAAAAACATTCGATTTAACTCAAAGTGGCAACGTTCCATTTAAATTATTTTATAAACAAAAAGAAATAATTAAATCGTATGAAAAGTATAATCGTAATTTGGTAACTAAACCTCGACAGGCAGGTGTATCCACTACCACTGCCGCATATATCGCAGTTAAAACTGCATTTGGTGATCCAGATAACCCACATAAAGTATTGATATTAGCCAACAAACAAACATTGGCACAAGAATTCCTTAAAAAAGTTAAAGACTTTTTAGATCAAATACCTTATTGGGTGTGGGGATTAGATGAAGATACAGATTATTTAGAAATAAATTCAAAAGGACATTTAAAGTTAAAATCAAATGGTTGTGAAATTAGAGCACTTGCAACTTCTAAAGATGCGTTAAGGGGTTTTACTCCGACATTTTTAGTTATGGACGAGGCGGCGTTTATCGATAATGGTTCTGAAGTTTTTGGTGCGGCGTTGGCTTCATTAGGTACGGGTGGTAAAATATCCCTTATATCTACACCAAACGGTATGGATCCATTGTATTATAAAACATATGATGGTGCTAAGAAAAAAGACAATAATTTCAATATAGTTGAGATGAAATGGTATCAAGATGTTAGATATAATAGAAACTTATATTGGAAAAGAGGTGAAGAAGAAACTATTAAATGTAATACTTTAGATAGAACTAAATTGAGGTGGGAATATATGGATAAAATATATGAAACTGATGAATCTACTATAGAGTATTATGAAATAATGATTAAAGATGGTTGGAAACCATTATCCCCTTGGTATGAAGAAATGGCGGCAGATATGGGGGATGCTAAAAAAATCGCACAAGAACTTGATGTTTCATTTATTGGTTCAGGGGGTAACGTAGTAGATGATGAATATATCTCATATCACGAAGAAAATTATGTTAAAGATCCTGAATTTTCTGCAGAAGTGGAAAAATCTATGTGGATATGGAAAAAACCAGAAGTTGGTCACAAATATATTATGGGTGTCGATGTAAGTAGAGGTGATGGTAAAGATAGTTCTACAATAGTAATTTTAGATTTTGAAAATTTAGAACAGGTGGCAGAATTCCAACATAAATTACCTCCCGATATGTTAGCAGAAATAGTCTATAAGTATGGTAATATGTATAATGCTTACACTATAGTAGATATAACTGGTGGTATGGGTGTTGCAACAGTTTTAAAGTTGTTGGAGATGGATTACAAACATTTACATTATGATGATCCAAAAAGTAGGAAACTTAGTGAAAAATATGCCAAAATGAAATATAAGGAAGGTGAAAAAGTTCCTGGTTTTAATGTAGGTAATACTAGATTACAAATGGTTTCTGAATTAGAAGAACATATTAGAGAAAATAAAACTTTAATTAGATCACAAAGAATGATATCGGAGTTAAGAACTTTTGTATATAAAAATGGTAGACCCGATCATATGGAAGGTTATCATGACGATATTATTATGGCTTTCGCTATGTGTATTTTTGTGGTACAAACATCATTCAAAAAATTAGAACAAGTTGAAAAACAAACAAAGGCTATGTTAGAGAGTTGGGTTAATATTTCTAATGATAATCCCTCAAAACCATTAATGGATAATACTTATGTTAACCCTTTTTATAGTAACACACCAACATATCACCCAAAACAAAATAATGAGACAAATGATAATGGTGAATATAACTGGTTATTCGGTATTAAATAACATTTAATTTTTTAAGATATTTATTATAATAGTAATAAAATAAAATATAATGGCAAAAAAGACAATATTCCAGCAATTGACAGATTTATTCGGTCCAGAAGTGAAAAGGGAACAAAATAAATCTAGATATTCAATTAACGATAAAGAGTTATTACGAACCAAATCAAAGGAAGAATACGAATTTGAGAAATTAAAAAAACAACAAGACGCCTACCTTTCAAATATGTGGCAAAAGGTTGATAATGAAATTTACCAGCATTCGATTTATTATGAAACAACTAGATTAGCGTCGTACGCAGATTTTGAGGGTATGGAATTTTTTCCAGAAATTTCTGCAGCATTAGATATTATGATGGAAGAATCTACTACTTTAAATTCAGAAAATAAAATGATTACTATTTTTTCCGAAAGTAAAAGGGTTAGAAGGATATTAGAGGATTTATTTTTTAATCGATTAGATATACACACATCATTACCTATGTGGACAAGAAATACATGTAAATATGGTGATAATTTTTTATTCCTAAATATTGATAGTGAAGATGGAATTTTAGGTGTTAAACAACTACCTAATATTGAAATATCTAGAAAAGAAAATGAAGGATTTGGTGAAAACTCTATGAACTCTGATACGGATAAGTATAATCCTGTAAAATTTATTTGGGGACAAAGGGATATAGAATTTAATGCGTGGCAAGTTGCACATTTTAGACTTTTGGGGGATGATAGAAGATTACCTTACGGCACATCAATGTTAGAAAAGGCTAGAAGGATATGGAAACAATTACTATTATCAGAAGACGCAATGTTAATATATAGAGTAACAAGGGCACCTGAAAGAAGGATATTTAAAATCTATGTCGGTAACATTGATGAACAAGATGTTCCTGCATATGTAAACAAAATCGCAAATAATTTTAAAAGAAGTCCTGTTATTGATCAAAAAACTGGACAAATAGATTCTAGATATAATCAAATGGCACAGGATCAGGATTATTTTATACCTGTAAGGGATCCTAACGCACCTAGTCCAATAGATACACTACCTGGAGCAACTAATTTATCTGAAATTGCAGATATACAATATTTACAAAAAAAGTTATTCACATCACTTAGGGTACCTAAACCTTTTTTAGGTTTTGAGGAGGCAAATGGTGAAGGTAAAAATTTAGCGTTACAAGATATTAGATTTGCTAGAACAATTAATAGGATACAACAATCAATGTTGCAAGAATTAAATAAAATTGCTATCATACATTTATATATTTTAGGTTTAGAGGATGAATTAGAGAATTTTACCCTTACACTTAACAACCCATCAACACAGGCAGAAATGCTTAAAGTAGAACAAACACAATTAAAAGTTACTTTATATAAAGACGCAGTTGCAGATGCGGGTAACGGTTTTGGTGCAATGTCAATGACTAGAGCTAAAAAAGAAATTTTAGGTATGTCAGAAGAAGAAATTAGAAATGATTTAGAACAACAAAGATTAGAAAAGGCGGCAGCTGCGGAAATGGAACAAACGGCTGAAGTTATTAAAAAGACAGGTATCTTCGATAGAGTAGATAGATTATATGGTGATTTTGACGCATTAGTGTCAGGTGCTGGAGAAGCTGAAGCGGGTGGTGACACTGGAGGTGGTGACACTGGTGGTTTAGGTTCAGACACTGGTGGTTTAGGCGGTGGTGACACTGGTGGTTTAGGCGGTGGTGCAGAATCTGGTGGTGCAGAATCTGGTGGTGCCGCACCAACAGAAGAGTCTACTAATAAAAAAGATAATCTATTATTAGAAACTAAAAAAAGAAATTACGAAGAAAAAGTTAAAAGATATCAGGGTATATATTTGAAAAGATTGACTGAAAGTTTAGAAAAAAATGAGAACAATTATAATTTAGAATCATTTGAAAAAAGTGCTGATACCCTTAATTCTAAAATCAATGAGATTACAAATCAAATTGACAATATGATTAATTAATTTTTTTACATTTAATCTATATTTATTAATAAAAATACTATGGAAAATTTTGGGAATATAAAAGACACATTTAAAAAAATAATTTTAGAATCTGTGATCAAAAAAGATGAGGACGGCAAAAAATTATTTACTTCATTTATAAAAAATTTAAAAGAGAATAAAACACTTAAAAACCAATTCTTAATATATAAAAATTTAGAGAGTAGAAAATTTGAGGATAGACTAGAGGCTAAAGAATATATACAAGAAAATATTAAATTACTTAAAGAATTAAATAGTGAAGATATTGAGAAAGGTAACTCAAAATTAATTAATCTTTTAAAAGGTAAAAAAATAGTAAAAGAAAATGATTCTTTTTATAAAGATATCACATATCTAAGTAGAGTTACTAAAACACCTTCAAACATAGATAAAATAAATGAATCTATGAATAATTTAGTTAATCATATGTTAACTAAAGTTGATGAGGTTAGTAAAACAGATAATGTCGCAATTTCACCAACAATTTTAACTAATTTGATGGTTAATAAATTTAATGAAAAATATAGTGAAATTAGTGAGTCAGATAAAAAGTTAATTAAATCTTTCTTAAACGATGATAAAGAAAAAACTTTTAATAGTTTAATTAGAGAATGTATTGATTCTGTAGATAAAAAATTAAATGAAAGTAGTGATTTTGAAATCAAAGATAAACTTTTAAAAGTAAAAGATAAATTATTAAATACAAAATTCGATAAAGATAATTTCTTAAATGATATAATTAAATTTAATAATCTTAAAGAAACAATAAATAACGAATAAATTAACCCTCTTAGTGAGGGTTTTTTTTTAACATAATTTGACAATTTAATTTTTTTTTAGTATACTTTTACCAAATTTAAATAACAAAATATGATTAGAAAGATTAATGAAATTAGGAAAAGAGATAAAATTAGATTTATTAGAAAATTATAAAACTAAAATAGGGACAGTTAACAACAAAGAATCAAAAAGTTTATATTTAAACTTTACCGCTTGGGGGGAAATATTAGAAGATAATAAAGAACAAAATTATGACACTTTTTTAAGTGGTGTCAGAAAAAAAATAAAACAAAACTTAAACAACAATCTCGATAAAAATTTATTCTTTAATGATAGGTATATCGTAGATTTAGATATGAGAACTTCAGGATTCAACATAAATAAAAGGAGTTTTATGTCGTGTGAAATCACACTATTCCAGAAAAAGAATCTACCTATCAATCAAACAATAATACTTGAAAATTCAAAAAACATTATTTATGATGTAATAAATAATTGTTTTGAAGGTAATAACGTTTTTAAATTTCATAAGTCTAAAAAATAATCTTTTTACTATAATGATATATTTATATTAAAACTATATCATTATTATGGAAATTTTAAAAAAAAACGATATCAAAAAAAAAGGTATCCTCATCGAATATGATGCAGGATACATTTCTCCAAAAGATAATAGACATTTTGTAAACGAAGTAAATAAATTAACTCAAGGTCAACCTATAATAGAAGAACCTTTAGTTGTTTACGCAGTTATGCAAAAATATGGGGTAGAAAATAGAAATGAAAGAGTTTACCCTGAAGCCATTTTACGAAGAGAGGCAGAAAATTATTTAAAATTAATCAAAGAAAAAAGAGCGTTAGGTGAGGCGGATCATCCAGAATCATCTATAGTTGCGATAAGTAGGATTTCTCACAATGTAGTTGATTTGTGGTGGGAAGGTAATGTCCTTATGGGTAAATTAGAAATAATTATGTCACCAGGATTTGTCAATCAAGGTATTATTTCTTGTGAGGGTGATAAAGTTGCAAATTATATTAGAAAAGGTTTAAAGATTGGTGTTTCTTCCAGAGGTGTTGGGTCATTAGAAAAAGAAAATGGTAGAAATGTTGTACAAGACGATTTTGAATTAATTTGTTGGGATATCGTTACATCACCATCAACTCCGGGATCTTGGATATATAGTGAAGAACCTTCTAAAGAACAACAAATGTCTGAGTCTACTAATAAGAAAAATTCTGATGATTTGAAAAATGGGTTAACTAATTTTTTAATGGATTAATAAAAAAAATTAAACTTTTTAAAAAACTAGCATATTTATAATTAAATGCAAAATTTTGCATACATAATAATTTAATAATAAAAAATTAAAAAAAGAAAAATGGCTGAAAAAAAGAAATCTATCATCGAAGAGGCTTTGCTAGAAGCTAAGTCCTTAGAGGATGCCTTAAAAGCCAACACGAAAGAAATGCTTTCGGCACACTTGTCGAAAGAAATTGAGAGTATCGTTGAGTCGTCTTTAAAAGAAGAAGATGAAGAATTAGATGACGATGCTAATTTAAAAGGATCCGAAGATGAGAATGAGGTTGAGTTAGATCTTGACGATGAAGAAAGTACCGAAGAACCAGAAGAAGAGTTAGATCTTGATTCTTTAGAAAATTCAGAAGAACCAGTTGATTTAGATTTAGATGTTGATTTAGATTTAGATGCTAATGAGGAAGATGAAGATGAGGAAGAAGAAGATTTTAATCTTAATTTAGGTTTAGAACCTGGTGACGATGAGGAAGTGTTAGACTTAACAGGTGCTTCAGACGAAGAGGTTATCCATGTGTTTAAAAACAAATTAGGGGATAACGATGAAGTTGAGGTGGTTAAAGATCCAAGTGGTGGTATTCATTTAACAGATAACGAAACAGGAGTAGAGTATTACATTAAGGAATCTATGGGAGATAGATTTGGTTTTGAGGAAGAAGATGAAGAAGAAGAAAAAGAGTATTGCTCTGAATGTGGGTCAGGATCAATGTATGAAAATGATGAAACAATTTATGAAATTCATTTAGACGAAGATTCTCCAATGTATGAAATGTTTAAGGATAAAACCGAAGAAAACTATGATGCAATGGGTGAAGGGGCTTACATTGATGAGGAAGATACACTTGATGAGGACAGATTGCAAAGACACAGAAGAAGTGGTGGAAAACAAAGATATCACGGAGCTAGATTTGCAGCAAGAGAATCTAAAAATGTTCGTAAACCTTTAATCACTAAAAAACCAAACACAGACACAGTTTCCGAGTCAAAAATAATTAAAGAATATAGAGAGCTTAAAGCTAAAAATGAAGAATATAAAAAGGCTCTTAATATATTCAAAGACAAACTTAATGAAGTTGCTTTATTTAATACCAACTTAGCGTATGTTAATAGATTGTTCACAGAACATTCTACAACAAAGAATGAAAAGATGGATATTTTAAAAAGATTTGATAATGCAGAAACTATTAAAGAATCTAAAAATATTTATAAAACGATAAAAACTGAGTTGGATAATAAAAAACCAATTAATGAGTCTGTTCAAAATAAAGTTAATAAAACAGTAAAATCTTATAATACTAATAATTTGAACGAATCAACTGCATATGTTGATCCACAAATTACGGCTATTAAAGATTTGATGAGAAGAATCTCATAATAAATAATAATAAAATAACAAAACAAAAAAAATAAAAAATGGGACATTTGTTAAATTCTGGTGAAGTCGGTAATATTGGACTTGAGCACCTAAAGCAAATTAGATCTAAAACTATTACTAAATGGAATTCATTAGGATTCTTAGATGGTTTAAAAGGTCATATTAAAGAGAACATCGCACAGTTGTATGAAAACCAAGCGTCTGCTCTATTGAACGAATCAACTGATGCTGGTTCTTCTGGATCATTCGAAACAGTTGTTTTCCCAATTGTAAGAAGAGTATTCTCTAAATTATTGGCTAACGACATCGTATCGGTACAAGCGATGAACATGCCAATCGGTAAATTATTCTATTTCGTACCTAAAACATCTAACGGTTCATTTGACTTAAATGGTAATGCAACTAACGGTTCTTTACCTGAATGTGTTGTATCTGGATGTGGTGTTACGGTAACTGAATTTAGAGCAAAAAATCTTTACGATTTATTTTACAATGATGGATTATTTGACGCATCTAAAGGTAAAAAAACAGTTTATAATGGTGGTTTAAGACCAGTAGTTTTAAATTCTGATGGTGAAAAAGTTACTACTGCATTTGCTAGTCAACCAAAAGCGGCTGATGGTTCATTTAGAAACCTTAAAGCGGCTATCACTGGTTTTTCTTCAACAAACGCTGGTAGATTAACTGGACCAGACGGAAATGAGATGGATACTGAATCTTTCTTAGCGTCATTAACACTTACTTCTGATAACGCAATCTTAGATAAAGATGGTAAAACTATCATTAGTGCTGGTGGTGTAGTTCCTTTCAGATTAGTAAGTCAAAAATATGGTAGAGGTATCGTAGATTACACTAACATTTGTAGTCCTGATGGAGAACTTTTGGTAGAGTTAGATTTAACTCACCCAGCATGTATCGATTGTGGTTCTTCTAACTTTGATGGTTATATTGGAGCTGCTAGTGGTACATCATTTACAGGTTTATCTGTATCTTGGTCTAGATATGAAACATTAGAATTCGCTACAGAAATGGGTGAAGTATCTTTTGAATTAGATGAGGTAGTTGTATCGGTTACTGAAAGAAAACTAAGAGCTACTTGGTCTCCTGAATTAGCACAAGACGTTAGTGCATTCCATAACATTGATGCTGAGGCTGAACTTACGGCTTTATTGTCTGAGCAGGTTGCTGCTGAGATCGATAGAGAGATCTTAAGAGATTTAAGAAAAGGAGCGGCTTGGCAATTGAGATGGGATTACAACGGATGGAAAAGAGCTAATAACGGTGGTGGTTTCAACGCATACACTCAAAAAGAGTGGAATCAAACGTTGATTACTAAAGTTAACCAAATCTCTGCTCAAATCCATAAATCAACTTTGAGAGGTGGAGCAAACTTTATCGTTGTTTCTTCTGAAGTATCAGCAATTTTCGATGATTTAGAATACTTCCACGTATCAAACGCTTCTCCAGAGCAAGATCAATACAATATGGGTATTGAGAAAATTGGTTCATTAGGTGGTAGATATACTGTGTATAGAGATCCATACGCACCAGCTAACTCAATAATCATTGGACATAAAGGTAAGTCATTGTTAGATACAGGGTACATTTACGCACCTTACGTACCTCTTCAATTGACTCCAACATTACAAAATCCATTCAACTTCGCACCTACTAAGGGTATCATGACGAGATACGCTAAGAAAATGGTGAACAACAGATTCTACGGAACTGTTACTGTTGACGGAGTTGTAACTTTTGATTTAAATGAATTAAGATAATCTTAATTTAAAATAAAGGTAAAAAGGGGTAGAAATTTTCTACCCTTTTTTATTTTTTATAATATTTATTATTATATTTGTATCTATGAGAATTAAAAAGAAATACGTATTGTTAGAATCTAGGTTAATAGATGTCACATCAGAATTTACTCCACAAGAAAAAAGAATTTTAGAAATGTTATATAAAAAATATGGTGTAAGTACATCAGATTTTAATATGTGGAATGTTGCAATAGAATTAATAGAGGACTTTAATTTAGACTACGAAACTGCATATTCTTTAGCGAGAACATTTAGTTGGTCCGCTAGAGAACTATTTTCAGAATTCCAACCAATACGTAAAACTATGCCAGTTTATAAATTATTTTTTGAGAATATTTCTAATTTAATTGAAAGTTATTCCAAAAATAATGAAAATAATTTTACTGTTAGATTAAAATTTAACGGTGATGTTGGTACAGAATCATTAGAAAATAGAGAGGTGTCATTAAATTCAGGTTATAGGGGTTTCTATATGTATATACCTCTAGAACAATATATAGAAACAGAATATAGGAGATATTACGTCACAGGTGAAGATCATGACTTCAGAACTTTATCTGTATCAATAAATTTTAACCCAATAGATTTAAACGGTGAAATACGTGAATTAAGTTATTTTAGTTCAGATGAGAGTGAAGATGTAAATACAGAAGAATTTATGGTATCTGTAAAGTATAGAGACATCACCCAATCTATATATGATGATTCAAGTCAAACAAAATTAATGTCATTTAAAGTACCTTACCCTAAACCTTTAACTAAAGAAAATATTTTAAATACATTCGATTCAATTATAAAAGATGTTTTAGAATATATGTCTAATACAACATTTGATTTACCTGAAGGGGCAAAACCAATAGATATAAATGATTTAATGTAAGTTATCTACCTGACTCACAATATTAAATTTAAGTGTGTTTGTATATGTTTTAACTAACTGATTAGATGTTAATTTAATATCTATAAAATATTCGTTAGGTATCATCCAAGAAGTGTCTAATATAAAATAATTTTTTAAATAAGCTCTATTTACATCTGTCCAATCAATTACATTAACTTGTGTTGGACCTTCCTTAACCCATAATCTGTATTGTAAACCATCAATAACACTTGTCTCATTAACAGTGTATGGTATTCTAGCGTTTACGAATACTTTTCTTTTATCACCTCTTTTAATTTTTTCATCCCTCA